CGTTGGCGGCTCAGCGATGGTCGCGGGGCAGCGGCTGCATGATTTCCTGGGCGGCACGAACTTTACCTTCGACACCCCCGCGAAACTGCAGAGCGGCCGGCCGTTTGCGGTGACGTGGCTGCAAAAGCCAGGCACGCAGACCAACGCTTACCCGCTTCTGTTCTCGCTCCACATAGGCGGCTCGGATCACTTCGCTGTGTTCCAGTCTCCCAGTGATTCAAGCTACAGCTTCGTCATAGGCCGCCTTGGCTCGACGGCGATCTCGTTCGCCTCGGCTGTCGGCCTGATGACCTCTGGCACAGTCGACCGCTATCTGGCGACGAGCAGCGGCGGGCCGCTGAGCGGCACTGCCTCAGACTGGGTGTTGTGGCGGAACGGCGAGCGGTTGACCGCTGGCGGCACTATTGCGACGTTCGCCGATAGCGGCAGCGGCGGCAAGATCGGCGCGAAGCTTGGCGGCACATACCCCTATACCGGGCAACTTGGCGACTTCGGCCTATTTGACGGCGTGCCATCGTCAGGCGAGATCAGGGAGTTTTTCCGCAATCCGCACGGGGCGATTTACGCGCCACGTCGCGGGTTCGTGTTCGTGGCGTCCGGTGGCGGCGGCTCCTACTCCCTCACCTGCGCCGCCGGCAGCTACACCGGCACCGGCCAGGCGGTGGGGCTGCTGGTGTCGCGCTCGCTGGCAGCGGGGCAGGGAAGCTACACGCTCAGCGGCCAGGACGTCGCGCTGCTGCGGCTATACACCCTCACCGCGGCGCAGGGGGCCTACAGCCTCAGCGGCCAGGCGCTGGCGCTGGTGGTCAGCCGCATGCTGGCGGCCGGGCAGGGCAGCTACACGCTCACCGGGCAGGCCGTGGGCCTGCTCGGCTCGCGCGTGCTCGGCATCGGGCAGGGCAGCTACGCACTGACCGGCCAGGCCGTGAGCCTGGTCTACACCCCGGCGGGCTCCTACTCGCTGCTGGCCAGCTCCGGCGCCTACACGCTCACCGGTCAGGCCGTGGGCCTGCTGCTGCAGCGGCTGTTCGCCATCGGGCAGGGCAGCTACAGCCTCGGCGGCCAAAGCGTCGGCCTGCTGGCCTCGCGTGTGCTGGCAGTCGGGCAGGGCAGCTACGCCCTCACCGGCCAGGCCGTGGGCCTGACCTACACGCCCGCCGGTGCCACCTACACCCTCACCTGCAGCGCCGGCAGCTACAGCCTGGCCGGCCAGGCGCTGGGCTTCGGCCGCGGCTACGTGCTGGCCGCTGCGGCCGGCACTTACACATTCACCGGCCGCGCGGTGGTGCTCAGCTACTCCGGCGACACACCGACCACGCCACTGGCCGCGCCCATCTTTGCCCGCAGCGTGCCGGGGGTGGCCGTGCCGCGCATCGGCGCCGCCGCGGCCGATGGCCCGGGCCGACGCATCGGCAACGCGGTCAACACCAAGCCGGCCGCCGGCTGAGCGCCGCGCCTGCTGGCGGTGCGTGCTGCGTCTCAGCCACCGCCCTAGTTTGAGACAGCCGCTCGTGCCACAGTTCCCGCATGCAGGGCATCACGCAGCTGATCGCGGGCGATTCGCTCGACTTCACGACCTCGGTGGCGGACTACCCCGCCACCGAGGGCTGGACGCTGGTGTATCGCCTCGTGCCGCGCTTCGCCACGCCGGTGCAGACCCCCATCGAACTGACGGCCGCCACGCACGAGGTGACCGGCTACCGGGTCACAGTGGCGCCCAGCACCACCGCCGGCTGGGCCGCTGGCGCCTACGGCTGGGGCAGCTGGGTGGCCAAGACCGGCCAGCGCGTCACGCTCGAGCGCGGTGGCGAACTCACCATCGCGCCCGACCCGGCCACCATCGCCCAGGGCGTGGACACGCGCAGCGCCGCCGCCATCGCGCTGGCCGCCATCAAGGCACTCATCCTCGGCAAAGCCACCAGCGGACAGGAAAGCTACCGCATCAACGGGCGCGAGCTGCGCAGCTACCCGCTGCCGGACCTGCTGGCCCTGCAGCGGGAATACCAGGCCGAGGTGGCGCGCGAGCAGCGCGCCGCTGCAGCTGCCGCGGGCCAGGCGCCACAGAACCGCTTCGGCATCAGGTTGGCCCGTGTCTAAGCTGGCCGCCATCCGCACCCGCCTGGGCGCATTCATCGCCGGCAAGGCCGCAAGCGCTGCCGCAAGCGCTGCGGCTCCGCGCGGCCAGCGCCTCTACCACGGCGCCAAGAATTCGCGCCTGACGCAAGGCTGGGGCACGGCCAGCACCAGTGCCGATGCCGAAATCAGCCTCAGCCTGGGGCCGCTGCGCAACCGCAGCCGCGCCCTGGTGCGCGATGCCTCATACGCCAAGCGCGCGCGCGACGTGGTGGTGAACAACGTTGTCGGCCATGGCATTGGCCTGCAGGCGCAGGTGATGACCACCCGCGACAAGCTGGCCGAGCGCATCAATGCCGACATCGAGCGCGCATGGTGCGAATGGGGCCGCGCCAGCCGCTGCCACACCGGCGGCGTGCTGTCGCTGGTGGACATCATGCGCCAGTGCATGGCGCAGGTGTTCGAGGCCGGCGAAATCTTCGTGCGCAAGCACCCGCGCGCCTTCGGCGACAGCGCCGTGCCGCTGGCGCTGGAAATCATCGAGCCCGAGCGCATCGCCGACGACTACGCCGTGCCCCAGGTGGGCGGCGCGAACGTGGTGCGCATGGGTGTGGAGGTGGACACCTTCGGCCGCCCGGTGGCGTACTGGGTGCGTGACCTGCACGTCGGCGACATCCAGCGCCGCACCGATGGCAAGACCAGCAGCCTGACGCGCGTGCCCGCCGCGGAAATCATCCACCTCCATTTGGTGGACCGCTGGCCGCAAACCCGCGGCGTGCCGTGGATGCACACCGCCATGCGGCGCCTGAACGACATGGAAGGCTACAGCGAAGCCGAAATCGTGGCCGCCCGCAGCAGCGCCAACGTCGTCGGGTTCATCAAGAGCCCCGAGGCCCCCACGCCGGAGATGGGCACCGAGGGCCAGGCCGGCATGCCGGAGCTGGCGTTCGAGCCCGGCATGATCGAACACCTGGCGCCGGGGGAAGACTTCGTAGGGTTCAACCCCTCGCGGCCGAACCCGGCGATGGATGCCTTCATGCGAATGATGCTTCGCGAGGTGGCCGCCGGCATCGGCGTCAGCTACGAAAGCATCAGCCGCGACTACAGCCAAAGCAATTACAGCTCGAGCCGCCTGAGCCTGCTGGACGACCGCGACACCTGGCGCGTGCTGCAACAGTGGTTCATCCGCAGTTTCTGCGAGCCGCTGTTTCGCGAGTGGCTGATGGTGGCCACCTTTGCGCGCGCCGTGCCCACCGTGAGCGTGGCGGAGTACGCCACCAACCCCGCCAAGTTCGAGGCCGCCAGCTGGAAGCCCCGCGGCTGGCTGTGGGTGGACCCGACCAAGGAAGTCACCGCCTACAAAGAGGCCATCAAGGCCGGCATGACCACGCTCACCAGCGTGATTGCCGCCACCGGTGGCGGCCAGGACATCGAAGACGTGATCCGCGAGCGCAAGCGCGAGCTGCAGATGCTCGAGGAAGCAGACATCGACGTGGACACCACGGTGGAAGAGCCTATGGAGCCGGCGGCGCCGGCGGCCCCCGCTGCCGCGGCCGAGCCCGCCGACGCCGAGGACGCCGCCGCCACCACCGACAGCGAAGACCCCGCCACGCCGGCCCGCCGCGTGGTGAACTTTGCGAGGCCCGCATGAGCGACACCGCCCGCCAACCCACCTGCGTGCGCTCGTGCGAGTTCGACCTGGTCGCGCGCGCCGCCGAGGATAGCGATGCCATCCCCGTGGTGGTGAGCACCGATGCCGTGGTCGACGTGGCCGATGGCCCCGAGGTGCTGGTCCACACGCCGGATGCCGTGGACCTGCGCCGCGCGCCGCTGCCCATCATCGCCACGCATGCCGGCGGGCAGGTCAACGTCGGCATCGTCGACAACCTGGCCATCGTCGGCGGGCAGCTGCGCGGCATGGCCCGCTTCGGCAGCCGGCCCGAGGCCGCGGGCTACCGCGCAGACGTGCTCGACCGGATCATCCGCAGCGTGAGCGCCGGCTACGCGCGCATCAAGGCGCATGTGCGCTCCGATGGCGTGCTCATCACCACCCGCTGGATGCCCACGCATGCCGCGCTGGTGGCCGAGCCCGCAGACATCGGCGCCGGTTTCTACCGCGAGCGCACCGAGCAAGAGCCCCCCTTCGAGTTGCAGGCCGAGCCTGCGGCCACAACTGTTTTGCAACCCGCCGCCCCCGCGGCATCCAAAGGAGAAGCCATGTCGGCTGAAACCATCGCCACCCCCGCGGGCGCAAGCGCGGAACCCGGCCAGGACTTCCGCAACATCGACCCCGTGCAGGAAGCCAACCGCCGCCGCGAGGCCATCAGCAAGATGGCCCGCGCCAACGGCGTCACCGACGAGCGCACTGTCCAGCATTGGGTGCAGTCCGGCAAGAGCTGGGACCAGATCGCCGACGACCTGCTGCAGATCCGCCAGGCCAACAGCAAGACGGCTGCCACCCAACTGGACATGCCCAAGTCCGACGTGCAGCGCTACAGCATGTGGCGCGCGATGAATGCCGTGCTGTCCGGCGACTGGAAGCATGCCGGCCTGGAGTTGGAGGCCAGCCAGGCCGTGGCCGCGCGCACCAGCCGCATGCACGGCGCCAAGGGCTTTTTCGTGCCGCTGGACGTGCAGCACGCCAAGCGCGAAGTGCAGCAGCGTGACCTGACGGTGGCCAGCGCCAGCGGTGGCGGCTACCTGGTCGGCACCGAGAACATGAGCTTCATCGACGTGCTGCGCAACCGCTCCGTGGCGCTGCGCATGGGCGCCACCCCCATGCCCGGCCTGGTGGGCAACGTCACCATTCCCAAGCAGACCGCAGGCGCAACCGCCTACTGGCTGAGCACGGAAGGCACCGCCATTACCGAGAGCGCGCTCACTTTCGGCCAGCTGGCGCTCACGCCCAAGACCGTGGGCGCGTATGTCGAAGTGTCGCGCCTGCTGATGATGCAGAGCAGCCCCGCGGCCGAGGGCATCGTCACTGCCGACCTGGCCCGCCAGGTGGCACTGGCGGCAGACCTGGCCGTGCTGCACGGCTCCGGCGCCTCTGGCCAGCCCACCGGCATCACCGCCACGGGTTCCATCGGCTCGGTCACCGGCACGTCGCTGGCCTATGCCGGCGTGCTCGAATTCCAGTCGGACGTGGCCGCCAACAACGTGATGCCCACCCGCGGTGGCTACGTCACCACGCCGGCCGTGGCCGCGCTGCTGATGGCCCGCCAGCGTTTCAGCAGCACCGACACGCCGCTGTGGCAGGGCAACCTGTGGGACGGCCAGATGGTCGGCTTCCCGGCCATGTCCAGCGCCCAGGTGAACAGCGCGACCATGATCTTCGGCGACTGGTCGCAGGCGGTCGTCGGCGAGTGGGGCGTGCTCGAAGTGAGCCTGAACGAGCAGGCCAACTTCCCGATGGGCGTGGTGGGCTTCCGGGCCTTCTACACCATGGACGTGGGTGTGCGCTACGCGGGCGCCTTCTCCGTGGCCACCTCCATCACCTGACCCGGGCGGCGCCGTCGTGATGCAGGCCCAAGGGTCCCCGCTGGTGCAGGGCGCCACGCTCGGCGCGCAGGCGCCGCAGGTGTGCATGCGCGTGCTGCGCGCCTTCCTGCTGGGGGGCCAGCGCCAGGAGGTTGGGGCCGTAGTGGTGGTCTCCCGCGCCCTGGCGGCCGAGCTGATTTACCAGCGGCGGGCCGAACGCCTGCCCGACGTGGCGCCAACCGCCGGCAACCCCGCCACAACCACCGCAGCGCCGGCAGAGCCGGCGCCACCGCCCACACCGCGCGCCCCGCGGCGCACCCAGGAGCCCAAAGATGCTGCATAACCAGGCGCAGGCCTGCAGCGCGACGCTGATGCTGTCGCCTGTCAGTGCTGCCAACACCGCAGCCGCCACCAGCGGCTGGATCGACGTGCGCGCTGCCGAGGGTGACATCCTCGTCACCGTGCAGACCGGCGCCGTTACCGGTTCCATCACCTGGACGCTGGAAGACGCCACGGACGGCAGCGGCACTGGCGCGGCGGGCATCACGCCCACCGAAGGCGCGTTTGCGGCAGGCGCCGCGAACCAGATTCAGAAACGCACGCTGAACAGCGGCGCCGTGCGCGGCTGGATTCGAGTGGTCGGAACCATCGTCACCGGCCCGTCGCTGGTGGCGGCCAACGTCAAGTTCCACCCGAAGACGGCCTGACCAGCTGAGCCCGCCCCATGCCCTACACCGAAGACCTCACCCCCTACTTCGCCGACTTCGGCGAGGCGGGCACGCTCGACGGCGTGGCGGTGCGTGGCATCTTCGATGCGCCGGCCGCGCAGCAGCTGGGCGGCGTGGGCATGGCGGCCGAGCCGCCGCAGTTCACCCTGCCCACGGCCAGCGTGCCGGCCGACAACTACGGCCTGGCCCTGGTGCTGGACCATGGCAACTACACCGTGCGCGAGCATGTGCCGGACGGCACGGGCCTGTCCATCCTGCTGCTGACCGAGGCCGCACCGTGAGCGCCTTCCTGGGCCTGGGTGATGCGGTGGTCAGCGCGCTGAGCGCCGGCCCCGCGCTGGCAGGTGGCCGCATCCGCCGCGGCCGGGCCGTGCCGGTGCCGGCATCGCACGCCAGCGCCATCGACGTGCACGTGCAGCGCAGCACGGCCGACAACCAATTCTTGAGCGGCAGCCTGCTGCGCTGGGAAACCGTGGTCGGCATCGACCTGTACGCCCGCGCCGCGGCCGGCACCGATGGTGAGGCCGCCATCGACACCCTGCTGGGCGACGTGTTCGCGCGCATGGGTGCCGCAGTTCCGCCCAGCGGCGTGCTCGGCTGGGTGCTCGAGCCCGCCATCGTGTGGGACGTGGCCGAGGCCGACACCACGCTCGTGCAGGCCAGCCTGGCGCTGCGCGTCTCTCACTTCACCACCACCGACCTGGCCGCCGCGGCCGGTTGAACACCTACCGGGAGCAACCCCCATGAGCATCACCAAGTCAGTCGGCACCGGCGTCGACATTGCGAGCACCTACGCCACGGCCGTGGCCATGAGCGCCATCACCAACGCCAGCGAGGCCGTGGCCACGCTCGGCGCCGGCCACGGCGTGGTGGTGGGCGATTACCTCGAAATCACGACCAGCGGCTGGGGCAAGCTGGTCGGCCGCATCGTGCGCGCCAAGACCGTGGCCACCAACGATGTCACGCTGGAAAGCGTGAACACCACCAGCACGTCGGACTACCCCGCCGGCACCGGCGTGGGCACGGTTCGGCGCATCACCGCCTGGACGGAAATCACCCAGCGCACGCCGAATTTCAGCATCAACACCGGGCAGGTGACCTTCTCGGACATCACCACGCTGCAGGACACGGAAGAACGCAAGTTGCCCATCCGCCGCGGCGCGACGGAAATCAGCATTCCCGGCTTCTTCGACCTGTCGGCATCGTGGGTGGCCACCGTGCGCAGCGCGTCAGACACGTCCACGCCCACCGGCCTGCGCGTGCGCTACCCCAACAACAACAAGTACGTGGCCAGCTGCTACTGGAGCATGAGCGACGCGGCCAACATCGAAGACAACACGCTGCGCGATTCCATCGACTGCACCACCGCGGCCAAGGGCATCAGCTACGCCACCTGACCCGGGTCTGAAGCATGTTCGAACTGGACCCCTCGCCCACGCTGGCCGCCGATGTGCTGCTCACCGTGCCCGGCAGCGACAGCAAGGCCTCGGTGCGGTTTCTGTTCCACCACAAGGGCCGGCGCCAAGTGCGCGCGCTGCGCGACCAGGGTCAGGCCGAAGGCTGGGACGACCTGCAGTTTCTCAGCCATGTGGTGGCCGGCTGGGAGAACGTCACCCGCAAGGGTGAGCCCGTGCCCTACAGCCTGGCCGAGCTGGAAACGCTGATCGACAACTACGTGCCCGCCGGGCAGGAGATATGGGATGCGTACACGCTCCTGCTCGCCACGGGCCGCGTGGGAAACTGACCGCGGCGGCCGACGCCCTGTTCGACCGGCCGCCGCGCCCCACCGAAGAGCAGATGCAAGCGGCCGAGGAAATCGGCCTGGCGCGTGCGGCGCTGCTGAGCGCGCACGAGGCCTACCACTTCGCCGTGTGGCCGGAGAACTGGCCCGCGGTGCAGCTGTTCCAGGCCATGGCCACGCAGTGGCACACCAGCGGCATGGGCTACCGCACCGGGCTGGTGTATGCCAGCGTGCCGCAGGTGCAGGCGCAACTGCGCCAGCGCGGGCGCCTGGCGCGCGATGCCTTCGCCGGCCTGCAGGTGCTGGAAGCGCGCTGGCTGGCGCGCGAGCACCAGGCCCGCGCCAAGGCGGCGTGACCACCCCGGCGAGGGCCTGAGCCATGGCCGCCGATGTCAAGATCGCCCTCGGCCTGGACCTGGGCGACTTCACGCCCAGCGCCGGCAAGACCGAGCGCGCGCTGGCCGGCATCGGCACCGCCGGGCAGACCAGCGCCAAGCAGATCAGCGCCGCCACGCGGCAGCTGCCGGCGCAGTTCACCGACATCGCCACGCAGCTGGCCGGCGGGCAGAACCCCTTCCTGGTGCTGCTGCAGCAGGGCGGGCAGATCAAGGACAGTTTCGGCGGCATCGGCAACGCCGTGCGCGGCGTGGCTGCGGCCATCAGCCCGGCGGCGCTGGCAATCGGCGCGGTGGCGGCCGGCGTGGGCGCCTTCGTCACCGCCGCGGTGCTGGGGCGGCAAGAGTCGGACCAGTTCCGCAACACGCTGCTGCTGACCGGCAATGCGGCCGGTCTGACGGCAAGCCGGTTCGACGAACTGTCGGCGCGCGTGGCGTCGGCATCGCAGCAGACCATCGGCGGTTCGCGCGACATCATCAACGCCCTGGCCGCCAGCGGGCAGACCAGCGCCAGCGTGCTGGAGGGCCAGGCCAAGGCCATCGCGCGCATCGCAGACCTCAGCGGCAAGAGCGGTGCCGAGATTGCCAAGGGATTCGCCGGCCAGCTGGACGCGCCGGCCAAGTTCGCGGCCAAGCTCAATGAGGCCTACAACTTCCTGAACATCGCGCAGTTCAAGCGAATCCAGCAGCTGGAGCGCGAGGGCAAGGAAGCCCAGGCCGCGGCGCTGACCAACGACATCTTGCTGAAGGCGCTGGACAAGCAACGGCAGAACCTCGGCGCGCTGGAGAGCGCCTGGGACAGCGTGCGCAAGACGGCCAGCCGCGCCTGGGACGCCATGCTGAGCATCGGCCGGGCCGACAGCACGGCCACCAAGATCGCCAACATCCGCAAGGAGATCGACAACATCCTGAAGGCCAGCGGCGGCAAGGAGCCCAGCGCCGGCAACTTCTCGGCGGGCCGGATCAAGGTGCTGCGCGACCAGCTGCAGCTGCTGGCCGAGCTGGCCAAGCAGGAGAGCGCCGCCGCACAGAAGACCAGCGAAGAGGCCGCCAAGAATCGCGAGGGCATCGGTGCCCTGGTGGGCGGTCGGGGCAGGGCCGCCGACCCGCTGAGCGCCATCCGCGACGCGCGGGCGCAGCAGAAAGCCGACTTCTTGCGCAGCGAGAAGGCCTACTACGACGACATCGCGGCCGAAGATCGCAAGCTCTTCGAGGCCGGGCTGAAGGACCCGCTTGGCGAGTTCATCACCGAACGGGTGCTGCCGGACGACGCCAAGCGCGCCGAACAGCGCATCACCTCGCAGGCCGCCATCCTGCAGGACCTGGTCGACGCCAATGCCCGCGCCAGTGCCGAGATCATCAAAGACGAGCGCGCCCGCGGCGCGGCGCTGATCGAGCTGGACAGGTCTGTGGCCATCAGACGCCTGCAGCAAAGCCAGCTCACCGGCGATGTGCTGGCGCAGGCGGTGAGCGAGGTCAACACCCGCGCCGCGCTGGCGCAGGTGGCGCTTGACCAGCAGATCGGCGACAAGCTGCAGCAGAGCGCCGACGCGGTGAGCGCCCGCATGACGGACAGCATCAGCGAAGGCATCCTCGAGGGCTTCCGCCGCGGCAGCAACTTTGCCGACATCTTCCTGGGCGAGCTGAAGGCGCAATTCGCCAAGACGATCCTGACCCCGCTGATCCGGCCGCAGGTGGATGCAGGCAACAACATCCTCCGGAGTCTGCTTGGCGGGCTGGTGGGCCTTTTCTCGGGCGGCGACCTGGGCCTGAACCCGCCCGCGGCTGACTTCGCCACCGGCGACAGCATCCGCGGCCGGCGCGCGGCCGGCGGGCCGGTGGTCGCTGGCGGAACCTACCTGGTGGGCGAGCAGGGGCCGGAACTGCTGCGCATGGGATCGCAGGGCGGCACTGTCATTCCCAACGCCGCCACCACCGGCGGCCTGAGCGTGAGCATGCCGGTGCATGTGAGCATCGACGCGCGCAGCGATCAGGCCCAGGTGGCGCAGCTGGTGGCCGGCGCCGTGGCCGAAGGACAGCGCCGCATGTATGAAGACCTGCGCGCGCGCCGCGTGATCGGGTAGGCGCCGACATGGCCGTCATCACCCTGCCCACAAACTTCCCCCTCGGCGTGGGATCCGGCATGGGCCAGGCCCGCTATGACCTGGTGAGCCGCAGCGACCCCAGCGGCGCCGAGCAGGCCCGCCTGTTCGGCCCGCCGCGCTGGACGCTGCGCTTGGTGCAGCCCCCGGCCATGACCACCGCGCAGGCCGGCGCCTGGCTGGCCACCGTGGCGCGGCTGCGCGGCAAGGTCAACCACCTGGCCGCCGGCAACCCCGCCCAGCGCGCCCCGCGCGGCACGCTGCGCGGCGCCATCGTGCTGGCCGGCGCGCATGCGCTGGGCGCCACCACGCTGAGCATCGGCGGCACGGCCACCGGCACGCTGCTGCAGGGCGACCTGCTGCAAGTGGGCACCGGCGTCGGCACCAGCCAGCTGGTGATGGTGGTGGCCGACGTGGCGACCGATGGCGTGGGCGCCGCCAGCGTCAGCATCGAGCCGCCACTGCGCACCGCATTCGCCAGCGGCACCTCGGTAACGTGGGATGCACCGGTCGCCTACTTCCGCACCAGCAACGAGGCCACACAGTGGAGCTACGGCCCGGCCGCCGCCGTGGTCACCGGCATGGCGCTGGACCTGCTCGAGAGCTGGACATCGTGAGGGGTTCCGCATGCTGACCATGGGCACCACCCAGCACGAGGCCAGCACGGTCGGCGTGGCGTGGCTTGTCGAGCTCGATTTCGCCGGCGGTACGCAGCGCCTGACCACCGCGCCGGTCAACATCGTGGTGGGCGCGGACACCTACACCGGCCTGGGCGACCTGCTGGCCGTGGGCGCGCTGAGCGAGAGCGAAGACGCCAACGCCGAGCGCGTGGCGCTGACGCTGGCCATCACCAGCACCGCGCAGCTGGCCGCGGTGCTGGGAGACGCCAGTACCTACCGCGGCCGGCCGGTGCGCCTGTACCTGCACCTGCTGGACGCGGCCTATGCGCCGGTGGGCTCCAAGGTGCTGCGCTGGGCCGGCTACATGGAGCCGGTGCGGATCAACCGCAGCCGCACGGAACACGGCACCGCCTCGGGCCGCATCGAGCTGCCGTGCAGCCGCGCCGGCTTCTTCAAGGCCCGCAACTTCCAGGGCCTGCGCCACACGCACGCGCAGCAGCTGCAGCGCTACCCGGGGGACCTGGGTCTGCAGTACTTGCAGGACCTGCTGGAGCGCCCGGCGCTGTGGCTGAGCAAGAAATTTCAGGAGGTGTGACCCGTGAGCAGCGCCCCGCCCGTAGACCTGATGCTGGCCCAGCAGCTGGCCAACTACGTGCACGCCTGGCGCCCGGCCGGCTGGAGCTGGGCCAATGCGCACTGCGGAGCCTTTGCCGCCGGCTGGGTGCAGCAGGCCACCGGCCGCGACGCCCTGGCCGGCCTGCGCGAGCTGCGCACCCGCCGCGAGTGGCGCGACGCCGTGGCCGGCGACCTGCCGGCGCTGGTGGCCCGCCAGCTCGAGGCGCCCACGCGCCGCGGCGTGCAGGCCGTGGCCGGTGACGTGGTGATGCTGCCGTCTGCCCTGACCGGCGGCGCGCTCGGCGTGTGCACCGGCCGCCATGCGGTTGTGCTGAACGAGCGGGCGCACTGCATCTTCGTGCCGATGGTGTGTGCCTCGCACAGCTGGGCGCTGGCCGAGGTGGGCGCGGGGGTGGCGGCATGAGCGCTGCTGCCCGCGTTGCCCTGCTGCTGTTACTCGCCGCGCTGCCCGTCGCGGCCTGGGCCGACCCCATCAGCGTGGTGGCGTTCGCGGTGAGCGCCACGGCCACCGCCGGCATCATCACGGCCACCACGGCGTTTTTCGTCAACGTCGGCCTGAGCGTGCTCGGCGCCAGCATGGCCCGGCGCAAGGCGCGCAAGGCCGCCGCGGCGCAGCGGGCGGCAGCCAACGCCAGCCTGCAAGACCGCACGGTGAGCGTGCTGCGCGGCAACCCGCCATGGCAGATCGTCTACGGCCGGGCCATCGTGGGCGGCGCCATCGTGGACATTTGCGCCAGCGACAAGCCCAACGCCCGCAAGGAAAACGGCGACACCTACACCAAGGCCGACGCCCTGAAACACCTCGTCATCGTGCTGGCCGCGCACGAGTGCGAGGCCATCCACGAGGTGTACATCGACGGCGAGCCCGTGGGCACGCTGGACGGCAGCGGCCAACCCACCGGCGGCGCGTTCTACAAGGCCAGCGAGGCAGACAGCCGCACGGTGACCTTCACCACCAGCATCACCCTGCCCGAGACGCCGGTGGCCGTGCTGCAGGCCTACAGCACCACGGGCGATGGCATCGACGCCGTGCACACCTCGCAGACCGTCACCATCGGCGGCAACACGCTGACCGGCCCCGCCGGCATCGAGGTGACCTGCAACTACACCGTGGCAGCCGGCGGCGCCATGGTGCGCATCGGCAAGCACCTGGGCACCAGCAGCCAGGCGGTGGACAGCTACCTGGCCAGCGTGCTGCCCAGCCGCTACACCAGCGCGCACCAGCTGAAAGGGCTGTGCTACATCGTTGTCACGCTGGACCTGGAGGAAACCCGCTTCCAGGGCGGGCCGCCCAACATCACGGCCGACGTGTCCGGCCGCAAGGTGCTGGACACACGCACCAGCACCACGGCCTGGAGCGACAACCCGGCGCTGTGCATCCGCGATTTTCTGGTCGCCGAATGGGGCTACGGCGCCGCCGCCGGCGAAGTGGACGACACCTACCTGCAAGCCGCGGCCGACGTGTGCGACGAGCTGATAGACCTGGACATCGGCGGCACCGTCACCACCGATCAGCCGCGCTACACCCTGAACGGCGCTGTCAGCACCGACAGCGCGGCTGAGGCCACGTTAGAGGACATGGCCGGCGCCATGGCCGGCGTGGTGGCCTACGGCGGCAGCTGGCAGGTGATGGCCGGCACCTGGACGGCGCCCGTGATGGATCTGGACGACGACGACCTGCACGGCATGCTCGAGGTGGTGCAGGCCGACACGCCGATTGACCAGCTGTTCAACGGCGTGCGCGGTCAGTACATCCCCCGCGGCGCGCAGACCCCGGCGGACATCAACCCCTACCGCAACGCCACCTTTGCCACGGCCGATGGCCGCGACCTGTGGCTGGACCTGCAGCTGCCCTTTACCGACAACCTGGCCCGCGCGCGCAACCTGGCCCGCACGCTGATGGAAGGCAACCGCTCCGGCCAGGTGTTGCGATTCCCGGCCACGCTGCGCGCCTGGCCGCTGCAGGTGGGCGACCGCGTGCGCGTCACCTCGGCCGAGTACGGCCTGAGCCTGAAGACCTACCGCGCGACGGACTGGCAGTTCGGCCTCGACAGCGCCGTGCTGCTCACCCTGCAGGAAGACGACGCCAGCATCTACGACCTGGCCGACGCCGCGGTGGCCGACCCCACGCCCAACACCGACCTGCCGAACCCGTGGGTGGTGGCCGCCATGGCCGGCGTGGCCGCCACCAGCGGCGGCACCACGCTGCTGCGGCTGGCGGACGGCACCATCGTGCCGCGCGTGCAGGTGACGTGGACCGCGCGCACCGATGCCTACGTGGTGCAGGGCGGACGCATCGAGGTGCTGTGGCGCCGGCCCGGCTTCGACGGCTGGATTGCGCAGAGCGTGGCCGGCAGCGAGGCCGAGGCCTGGCTGGTCGGCCCGAACGAGGATGAGCCCATCCTCATCGAAGTGCGCGCCGTCAACAGCCTGGGCGTGCGCGGCCCCTCGGCCTACGTGGCGCACACGGTGGTGGGCAAGAGCGCCGCGCCCGGCAACGTGGCCGGCCTGGCCTACGCCATCAAGCCGGGGCAGGTGGTCATCACCTGGACCAACTGCCCGGACGTGGACTACAAAGCCACCGAGTTGCGCTATGGCGGCACCGACTGGGCCAGCGCCACCTACCTGTGGCGCGGCGCCGGCAGCGAATACCAGCAGGCCCGGCCGGCGAATGGCACCTACACCGTGCGCGCCTGCCACATCGACACCAGCGGCAACTACAGCGCGGCGCCGGCCAGCATCAGTGTCGTCGTCGACAACTCGATTGACCCGAGCGCGACCAAGGTGGTGGTGATCCCGATCTACCGTCGCAGCGCGACGAGCCCAGCGCTCCCGTCGGCGACTCCGATCTACGACTTCGGCACGTACCTGTTGAGCGGCCTGAACAACAGCTGGACCACTTCGGTGCCCGCCGGCACCGACCCAGTCTGGGTGTCCTATGCCACAGCGGCGGGCACGACGAGCGACACCATCGCGCCGGCAGAGTGGAGCGCGCCGCAGATCCTGGCGCAGGACGGATCGGCAGGCGTCACCACGGCAGCGGTGGCGCTGTACCAGCGCACCACGACCAGCTCGGCGCCGAGCGTGGTCACCACGGGCACGGCCACCTACACATTCGCCAGCGGCGGCATCACCGGCCAGCCCAGCGGCTGGACGCCGGCCGTGCCGAGCAGCGGCGGCGGCTACCTGTGGGTGATCCGCGCGACTGCGGCAGCCGTGGGCGCCGCCGACACGATCGCCAATACCGAGTGGAGTGCGCCTGTGCTGCTGGCGCAGGACGGCGCCACGGGTGGCACGGGCGCCACGGGCGCCACCGGATCGAGCGCCAGACGGGCCTACGCGCTGTTCACCGGCAACCCGGCCAGCGTGGCCTGGGACGCCGGGCCAACGCTCACGGTCAGCGGCGACACGCTGCCAGGCGGCACCACCGTGAGCAGCCCGGACAGTGCGACGAGCTGGACATCGACGACGCAGACGCCGACCTCGGGGCAGGCGATGTTCCAGGCTGACGGGCTGTACTCCGTGACGACGAATCAGACGGTATGGAATGCGCCGTACCTGTCGAATCTGAAAGTCGGCAATCTCTCTGCGATCGCTGCCGACCTGGGCACGATTACCGCTGGCACGATCACGGGAGCCACAGTTCGCACAGCGGTGGCAGGTGCGCGGATTGAACTGTCTGGCAGCTCGCTGAAGTCGACGAACGCATCAGGCAGCAATCTAATTGAATTCGACTCTACAGGTAAGGCGCTATTCACTGGCGGCGTCTATGACCCGAATAACGGCATCAACTATGGTGCTGCAGTGGCGCGGATTGGCACAGCGACGAACCCGTCCGCAATAGCGGGGTTTTACGGCTGGAACGAGCGGTCGGTCGGCGGGCAGGCTGTGCGGGGAGAGTCGGCTTCCGCGAACGCAAATGCAATTGGGGTTTTGGGAGTGGCCTCGAACGCGTCATCAACAGGTGTGTTCGCGCAGAATCAGTACGGACAGGCCCTGTATGCGCTCGGGCAGGTAGATTTTGACCTGCGCACTACAAGCGACGTTGAGCTGAGGCTACATGGCACCACCAAGCACATTCGGCTGAAAACCGAGGAACCTGGTTTCGTGACAGGTTACGGCGTCATTGTCGGCAACAACGACGCAGAATTTTCAATCGGGGTGACAGCGAACAACGCGTCAGAGGGGGCGGTCGCGACGACGCCGCTTGCGATCGCGCTATCAACAGGCGTTGTGCGCGTAACGAAACTGAGGGTAAATCAGGCGGCAGCATCATCTGGCGCTAACGCAGCCACATTCTCCGGGCTAGTGCCAAGCGGCTCGGCGGCCTCGACGAATCTCTGGGGCGTAATTGACTACAACGGTACGGAATACTATGTGCCGCTGTGGGCCAAGTAACACAAAGAAAGTGAAGCAGAGGGTGTGTGACCCATGACCGACCCCGCCCGCTACATCCACGCCCCCGGCGACGCAGAGCGCCGTGTCGGCGAGCTGATCGGTCAGCTCGAACGCAGGATCGACGCCATCGACGACCGAACCCATGGAGCCGAGACCATGCCACAGATCGACCCGACAGAGTTCGGCCGCTTGCAGGCCCAGGTCGCGGCGCTGCGATCTGACCTGGACCGCATCACCGCGGACGTGGGCGAGATCAAGCGCAGCCTGGTCGCCATCGGCGAGCAGCTTTCTGAAGCCCGCGGCGGCTGGCGGACGCTGATGCTGGTGGGTGGCGCCGCCGCGTCGCTCGGTGGCGTCGTCGCGTGGCTCGTCTCGCATGTGCGGGTGCAGCCGTGACTGACCTGCAGACCACCTGCGCCGAGGCCCTGCAGCACCCGAACGTCAGGGCGTTCCTGCGCGTCATTCGCGCGGGCGAGAGCGACCAGACCGACGACGCATACCGGATGATCGTCGGGCACACGGCAGCTCGACCGAGTCTCGCCGACTCGCTGCAGGATCACCCGCGCATCCCGGTGCATCTGCCGCGCCTGGGCGTGACCAGCACAGCGGCCGGGGCGTATCAGTTCCTGTCGCGCACCTGGGACGAGTGCGCCAGGGCGCTCGACCTGCCCGACTTCGGCCCTGACAGCCAGAACTTGGCTGCGGTCTACCTGATTCGCCGACGCGGCGCACTCGATGACGTGCTCTCGGGCCGTATCCAGTTGGCCATTGCCGTCTGCGCGAAAGAGTGGGCCAGCCTGCCGGGCGGCCCCTACGGACAGCCGACCATCACCCTGGACCGCGCGCTTGCGGTCTATCGGGAGTGGGGCGGCACTCTGGCGGGAGAGCCCGCGGCCACCGACCAGCCGCTTGTCCACGTCGGGCCGGAGCCGGCTCCCGGCATCACTGACGAAAGGCCCCGCACCATGGCCCCATTCATCGCCGCGGCACTGCCCGCACTGGTCGAGATGATCCCGCGACTTGGCCGACTGTTCGGGTCTGGCAGCCAGGTCAGCGAGCGCAACCTGAAGGCCGCCGAGGCTGTCGCGCAGGTCGTCCAGCAGGCCGCCTCTGCGCCGAACATCCAGACCGCAGTGGAGGCCATGCGCGCCGACCCGGCCGTGCTGCAGACAGCAGTGCGCGCGGTCGAGGCGCATTGGGTCGACATCACGGAGGCCGGTGGCGGCGGAATCGAGGGCGCGCGCAAGGCAGACGCGGCAGCGCAGGC